AACAAGCGTTGGACGGATATAAGTCTGCTTTACAAGAACTTCTTGGAAATAATAACGACTAATAATAGAAGAGAGCAAATGAGCAAAGTAACAGAACTAACAAAAGAGTTTCAAAGAGTGATGTATTCCACTACATATTCATTTGAGATTGATACCGAAGATTATGTTTTCGGATTCAAAAACACAATAAAGAAGCGTACAAAAAGTTTAGCCAAGGCAAGCAAGCTAAAAGTGAAGTTAACCAATGATTGTGGTCGGTTCTTGTCAGAAACGGTGAGAGTTGTTGCTGTACGCTTCTACAAGAATGGAGAGCTTACCAAAAAATTGAAAGCAGAAGAGATATCTGCAAAGTATAACGGATAAATCATAGAACTATGAATACTTATTATAAATTCTGTCCAAATGTATTTTTGGCAAAGTGCGATGAAAAGCACGAAAAAGGAGAAGTTATTGAGGTTACAACCAAGTATGGCAAAGAGAATGAAAGCATAGTTTTTAATCTGATTTTCGAGAAAGATGGTTTCTATTATTACTCTATCGTTCGGGCTGACGGATTTAATGTACAGGAATGGGCGAAGCAAAGAGCGGAACGCAGGCATGATTGGGCATCATTGGCTGCACAAAAGAGTAATGAGTATTTCAATCGCTCGAACAAAGATAGAGATTTCCTTTCCTTAGGCGAACCAATCAAAGTCGGACATCATAGTGAAAAGCGGCACAGGAAGATGATAGAAGATTCCTGGAACAATATGGGCAAAAGTGCTGAGCTCAGCGACAAGGCTGCCGAACATGAAAGAGTAGCCAAGTATTGGGAAAAACGTGCTGAAACGATCAATCTTTCAATGCCTGAAAGTATCGATTTCTACGAACATAAGCTGGAACAAGCTAAAGAATTCCATGAAGGTGTGAAGTCCGGCAAATACCCACGAGAACACGCCTACACTCTTACTTATGCCAAGAAAGCCGTAAATGAGGCACAGAAGAATTATGAACTTGCACTAAAGTTGTGGGGAGATGAAGAATAAAGTATACGTTTTGTTTCAAACTGATATTTGGAAAACAAAATCAAGTAGAGTGTGTTTCGGTGTATTTCTTTATGAAAATGCTGCTATTGATGCTGCCAAAGAAAATGGTTTATATACCAATGAAAGTGAAGTTGATATTATAGAATGTGAACTTGGAAAATTTGAGGAATTATGAAAACGATAGTAAAAGTCTATCTGAAAGACGAGCATGGCAATGAAGACTGGTTCGTTACCCCCATTAACCTCCCAGAACAAGAAGCGCACGAAAACTATATAGGTAAACGCTTCAATATAGGAATAGATACAGACCATATGATGAAATGTTGGAAGGTTGAGACCTTGAGAGTAGAAAAATAGTATTTTTGCCCAGTTTTATTTGAAAGACAAATAAAATATTGTATTTTTGAGGCAGAAATAAGAGAAAACAGCTAAATTGAAGGAATGACAGAAATGGGATTGTTAAGTAGCCGCCTGTCAGCGGTGAAAAAGGATGGACGTAAACAGTCTGACAGCGTGGAATATCATCCGATTGCAAGTTCAAGTCTTGCTTCCTTCAATTAGCTAACAAGGGAATTTAGCAAAGTTGGTCTATGCGTCGGACTGAAAATCCGAAGAACAAGGTTCGAATCCTTGAGTTCCCGCAACCCTTAGTAGTAGTCAAGCGAAAACAAGGACAAAAAGGCTTATGTAATTTACGGGGTGATGGAAATTGCCATCTGACACGACTGAAAGAAGCCGAAAAATTGCATGAGTGCTCTTGCGAGTAGCTTGAAAAATGATTGAGTTTGTGTTTAAGCCTGTCGGGAATATGCCCGGCAGGCATTTACGCAGAAAATGTATGAAGTTGTACATAACCTGGAAAATATGGAAGTAACAATAAGGCCTCAAAGAATATCCGACGCAGAACATAGCTGGAGGATGCGTAAGGATAAGGATATATGGAAGTACGCTATTTGCGAAAGCCCCTACTCTCCCCTATCCCTTGAATCAGAAAACAACTTTTATAGAGAACAGTCAGAAAGTGATGAGTGTATACGCTTTGCTGTTCTGGCAGACGGCATATATGTCGGCAATGTTTTCATAGATAGAATAGATGAATCAGCATACGGATTTGGAGAACTTCACACTCATATCCTTAACAAAGCCTTTTGGGGTAAAGGCATAGGCTATGAATGTAACCGGCTTATCCTTGAATATGCTTTCCGCATCGCTAAAATGAATGGGGTTTACCAATATATCAATCCCTGTAATACCGCTGCATGGAAGAATGCCCTGAAACTCGGATTTAATGATATCGGTACTTCCTCTGTCAGGTCTAACGTACATATATTCATTATAAAAAAAGAGCAATGGATAAAAGAATAGAAATTATAGAACTGCCTGTGTCCGAACTTAAGACAGAGTTTGGGAATCCCCGTAAACCATTAAAGAAGAAGGCCAAGGAGAAGCTGAAGGAGTCACTTGACAACCTTGGCGATTTCGGCGTTATCGTCATTGACGAACACAACAATATCATATCCGGACACCAACGTGTTTCCATTCTTATGGAGAATCCTGACACTCAAGTTTTGTGCAAACGCCTTATTGGTTACAGTGAATCAGAATTAAAGGCTATTAATATCAAAGCGAACACCCATGCCGGCGAATGGGATATGGACAAGCTGGCTGAATGGACCGCAGACTTGAAAATCGATTTGAGCCTTGACCTTGAAAATCTGAATGTCAAAGAAACAAAGATCAAGGATATGGAACTGATACGCTATGAAAAATACGATTATGTGATGATTGTATGTCGTAACGAGATAGACCATCTGAATCTGACCCGTGCTCTTGGAATTGACGACAAGAAAGTTCTTGTATCCAGAAACGCCACCAGAGAGCGTAAGATTAAAGCACGTGCCGTATGGTACGATGATATAAAAGCCCAGATTATGCCTAAAAAAGAAAAAGAACAATGAAAAATTTCAATGTACTGCTTACGTGCTGCTCCATCCACGTAAAAGAAATGATAGATTGTTTGAAAAACAATGAAGACGGAGTTGATATAAAAGTATATGTCGCAAATTCCGTTGCGGCCAACCTCCCGCCTGCTGAACTGTCAGACGGTAATTTTGTGGTTCCGCCCATTTCTGCTCCAAATTATGTTGAAACACTCATATCCTTATGCAAGGAATATGATGTTTCAATCATCATGCCTACAGCGACATTGGAGTTGGAAATAATGGCTCGCGCTAAAGATAAGTTTGAGCAAAACGGTATTCTTGTATCTGTTTCTTCTATTGACAGTCTTCTGGTTGCCAACAATAAGATTGCTCTTTATAGTTGTTATGCCGGCTTAATGCCCAAACAGATCATTCCTGAGAGTGTTTCCGATGTGGATGCTTTCGCCTCTATGTTCAAGTACAAAAACAGCTCTATCTGTTGTAAAGTGGACAATCTGTGCGGCGGTAAAGGCTTCGCCGTTGTGGATGACAAGAAGTGCAATGATACCTCTCTATTCAACAAGTTCGGAGAAAACAGATACATATCCTTGCTTGATTTGAAATCCATCGTTGACAATGGTAAAAATAAGGTTATCCTTCAGCAGAGAATCGAAGGACTGGATTACACCGTTAGTGCGCTTGCAGACAAAGGAGTAGTTACTCATATCTGCGGTTATGTCGGCTACATGATGGCTTTCGGCTCCATTATGTATGGAGAAATCCAGTCCAACGACATGGCGTATGATATTGTCAGCAAGATTGTGAGAGAACTTGAACTTGATGGTAATGTGGCTTTTGACTTCATTCTGAAGAAGAGCGGCAAGGTGGTACTGCTTGAAATAAACCCGCGTATCAATGCCTCTCTCCCGTTTGTACGTCATGCAGGTTGCAATATGGTTTATTTGCGATGCAAACAATTACTTGGTTATGAAATTCCATCCACATATGAACTAAATTATGGATTAAAGATGAAAAAGTTCTATGACACCCGGTATTACGTTTAACATATACGTCATGTCATATCAGCGACCTCATAAAATAATGACTAAGAATTGCCTTGAATACTGTACTTATGTCGTTAGGGAAGAAGAAGCTGATGCTTATAGAAATGCCGGCATAGATGATATGCTTGTCATTCCTAAGGATGCCACGCTTGAATGTGGCGGCAAGGTACATAGTTTCATGTCAACGCTATATTGGATAATTGAAAACACACCGGAGGATGTGATATTTGTTGCCGATGATGATATAAAGCGTTTCTGTTATCGACTTGACAATTATACTGCCATCACAGCAGAAAACTACCCTGACTGGAAAGAACGCACATGTGATGAAATACTCCGTATCGGCCAGCTACTTTACGATTTAAATCTTGGGCTTGCTTTTGATAATCCACAAATGGCTTTGTATGTGTATGACAAGGAATTTTGTTTTAAGGGAATGCCCGGTCATGTAAGATGGATAAACAAGAAAGCACTCAAGGCCAGATATGATCTGAAAGACCCGGCGATATCCGATGTTGATATGATGTTACAGGAACTGCTTATGAACAGAGTTGTACTCCTGCCTAAATATTTTCACAGCTACGGTATCCAAGCTTCCAATGAAGGAGGAACCACCATTGATTCCAGAAAGAACTACGAATATAGATGTGCAATGAAAAATAAATGGGGAAAGTATTATGAATTTGACTTTAGAAAAAATACAGCAAAGATTAATGTCAAGCGATGATTTGAAAACACCTCTATACATTGCAGACAAAAATGACTTCAAACGGAATATCACCGATTTTGTAGCCGCTTTCAGAAAATACTACCCAAACTATAATATCGGGTACAGTTTCAAGACGAATTACTGCAAAGAATTCATCAATGTGGTAAAAGAAATCGGTGGATATGCAGAAGTTGTTTCTCCCAAAGAGTATCAGCTTGCACGGAACTATGGATTTGATGACAGCCGGATTATATACAATGGAGTTATCCCTGATTTGGGCAATAAGATACGATGTGCTAATCATGGTGGAATAGTGAACGTTGATAATGTAGGTGAGCTTGGTTCACTTATCGGAATATACACCTCACCGCTTGCAATTGGAGTGCGTCTAAATTTTGATATTGGGAATGGCATAGTTTCAAGATTTGGAATTGATGTTGATAGCAAAAGTTATCAAGAAATCATAGAACTACAACGAAGAGGATTGATAAAAGTCAAATGTGTTCATTGTCATATTTCTTATGCTCGTGGACTGTCGTATTTCAAGAAGCGTGCCGAAATGATGGCTCGATATGCAAAAGAACTTAGAGCCAATATAGTTGATATTGGCGGCAACATGTTCGGTCGCATGGATGACAGTTTAAAAGCTCAATATGGAGAATATATACCATTGTATGAGGAGTATGCCAAAACTATTGGTGAAGTCTTTGCAAGAGAGTTCCCTGATGGAGAAGTGCAGCTTGTCACCGAGAATGGCACACCGATAGTTTCCACTTCCATGTCTCTACTTGCAACCATTATCGGCAAGAAAGTTATCAGAGGAAAAACAATGCTCGTTGTGGATTGCAAGCGTGATGATGTCGGTTTTGTCTGCCATACGAAAAATCCACCTTGCAATGTGCTTTCAAACGATAGCGATTACGTCGAACACGCTACCATTTACGGATGTACCTGTATTGAGAATGATATTATCCATCGTGATTATTCCGGTCCAACTAATATTGGTGATAAGATTCTTATTTCTAATGTTGGAGCTTATGGTTGTAATGTTGCCAATGACTTTATAACACATAAACCAAAATGTATTTGCATTGATGATATATAAGCCGTTAATCATTGTTTAACTCATTGTTAATCAGATATTTAAATTTTAATATCTCACTATAAATCAGTATCTTAGCATTATAAAAGAAAAGCAAAGTAATAATTTAAAATAAGAGATAGACAATGAAAGCAACAAAGTACATTAATTCAAAAGGTTTGCCAAAAGGTGCATTTATTTACAAAATAAAGAAAGATGGAACGAAATCTGCTCGCCCTACATTTCATCAGTTTTGTGGAACTGAAAAAACGGCAGAGGAAATGATAGCAAGATTGATTAAATTGAATCCAAATTCAAAATTTGAAATCGCATAATAGATTGAGATATGGCAAATGCACTATACACAAAAAACGGTCACAATATGTTTGAGGTTTCATCCCTCATTCAGAAGGCAATACGCAGGAGCAACAAAGACTATGCCTGCTATGCTGCTAACGAGTTGGCACCACGATTTAGAAAATATCTGTGGAAGCGATTACTCTGTGTTTCAGCAGAGGATTGTTATGACCTTGTTACGAATAAGATTGTAGCACTCAAACAGGCTGATGACGCACAAAGCTGGCAGGACAAATCACCTCTATTCATTGAAAAGGCTCTCGGCATTCTTCTTGCCACAAGAAAGAATCGTGATGCTGATTATTTCGCCTGTAACCTGCTTAATTCAAGAAACAGGATAGAATTGCCAAAGGATGAATATGTCGGAAGTAATGCCGGATGTTACACCAAAAATGGGCATGACATGTTTTTAGTTGCCGGATTATTGGAACGTGCCATAATCGGCAAAGACGATATCAGAGCCGGTTATCTGGCCAATGAGTTAATGGTAAGGTATCGGGAGTTCCTTTGGAAACGGCTTATTATGATAGCAGGTAATCTCAACTATCAGGCTATTACCACTGAAATTGTCGCATTGAAGAAAGCAGACGATATGCAACCCGGTAGTTCACCTAAATCATCCATTTTCGTAGCAAAGGCTGTTACCGTACTTCTGAAAGTTGTAAAATACGGATATTGCGGTTTCTATGCAAATGATTTCCCTTATCCTGTCACATGTTTGAAAGACTATGACAACAGATACATGTCAATACCTAATTATGTATTTGACTGCCATACCCATAAAGGGAAGCAAAGAGGAAAGACCAAAAAAGAATTTATCATTGCCGAACAATCCGCATTAACCCCTTACAAAGAAGGTGAATACGACCAATGTGGTTGGGACAGATTTTTCTATCTGGAGAAGAACGGATTCTATGACAAGGATCATATAACTCCGAGGCCGGATGAGAAAAAAATGAAAGAGATTGAGGACGGATGCGTACAGCAGTCCTTGTTTGATTGAATGTTTTAATTGATAACTAGTGTATATCCGATGCGTCTTTGGTGAAAAGCCGAAGACGTATCGGCATGTAAAGTTATAAAATTATGGGAAAGAAGGAAAGACAAGAATTGTTTTTGAAACATTTCCGTGAAAGTCATGGAATTGTTTCGTATGCCTGCCAGAAAGTAGGTATAACGAGAGCCTGTTATTACAAATGGCGGGACAGTGACCTTAAGTTCAAGGAACGTGCTGAGGAAGTAGAAGAAGAAACCATTGATGTAGTCGAATCTAAATTGCTTTCCGCAATCAATAATGATGATTTAACTGCGATAATCTTTTATCTGAAAACAAAGGGTAAGAAACGTGGTTATGTTGAGCGTGTCGAGCAGGATGTCAATGTCAATCCATTCGAAAGTTTGATAAAAGAATTGCCGGACAAAATAGAAGAATAATGAATCTGAGCGATAAGGCAGCCTTGTATATGCAGGCGTGGAGAGACGATTGGTGCAAGTTCTGTTCCGATGTGCTGAAAGCGCGTTTGGATAAAGAACAGCAGGATATTATTCACTCGGTTCAATACAACCGAATGACCGCTGTAGCCTCCGGAACTGCCCGTGGCAAGGATTTCTGTGCCGCTTGTGCCGCTATGTGCTTTATGTATCTTACTCCACGCTGGGTTAACGGAAGATTGGTAAAGAATACCAAAATTGCAATGACAGCTCCGTCCGGTCGCCAAGTAAAAGATATTATGATACCGGAAGTTTCCAGGCTATTCCGGAATGCTGGTTTCCTGCCTGGACGTTTATTGTCTTCAGGAATCAGAACCAACTACGAAGAATGGTTTCTAACGGGGTTCAAGAGTTCTGATGACAATATGGAAGCATGGTCTGGATTCCATGCCGTAAACACATTGTTTGTTGTTACGGAAGCCTCCGGTATATCAGAAGTTATCTACAATGCCATCGAAGGTAATTTGCAGGGAAATTCCCGTTTGCTAATAGTGTTCAACCCTAACGTGACCACAGGATATGCTGCACGTGCCATGAAGTCTGACCGTTTTGCCAAATTCAGGTTAAGTTCCCTTAATGCTGAGAATGTTGTAAGCAAGAAAATAGTTATTCCTGGTCAAGTTGATTATGAATGGGTGAAAGACAAAGTGGAAAACTGGTGCTCACCTATCCAGCAAGCTGACTTCAACGAAGGTGAAGGGGACTTCAAATGGGAAGACGGTCTATATCGGCCGAATGACTTGTTCCGTGTGAAAGTGCTCGGTATGTTCCCTAAAGTGGCGGAAGATGTGCTTATCCCCTACGAATGGATTGAAATCGCCAACGAGAATTGGAGGAAACTGCAAGAAGATGATTTTGTTCCAAAGAAAAGCTGCAAGATTGGTGTCGATGTTGCCGGCATGGGACGTGATGACAGTGTGCTGTGTCTAAGATATGGCAACTATGTCAGTGAGTTTGAAGCGCACCAGTCTGCTGGAACGGCAGACCACATGCACGTAGCCGGAATGATAACCAGATATCTTGACAAGAAGGGTGCGAAAGCATTTATTGATACTATCGGCGAAGGAGCAGGAGTGTTATCTCGGTTGCAGGAACTTGGGTACCCAAATGTGTATTCTTGTAAGTTCTCCGAGAGTGCACGTGGGCTGCATGATATAACAGGCGAATACACCTTCGCCAACATGAGGGCTTATCTGTTTTGGGCGGTACGTGACTGGCTTAATCCCAAAAATGGGTTTGGTGCCGCTCTCCCACCCTGTGATAAACTTATGGAAGAAGCAACGGAAACACATTGGGGATTTATGAGTAATGGCAGTATCATCATAGAAAAGAAAGAGGAGATTAAAAAACGTATCAAACGTTCTCCTGACTGGTTCGATTCCCTCGCCAATACATTCTTTCCGTGGGATTACTTGGCTGTCAGTGATGAGGATATTCTACGAAATATGTTGTGAGTTGCATAAATTGAAATACAGGAATTATGAAACAGCAAGATTTAAACCGTATGGCAATATTCTTAGGGCATAAATTGCCCATTCCGCAGGAAGAACATATTGCCGATACTATCAATAAGATAGAAGCGATATTGCAGAAAAAGAAAATAAACAAGTTTGTTAATGCTTCTGC